GAGCGTTATGCAGATAAGATGCAAGTCGGAATTCTCGGGCATGAACGCTTCCATATCGTGAATCACGATCTGGGCAGCACCAGCGTCAAGGGTCCCGTCGCTGCACTGAAGGGCGAGTAATTAACTAACTACTGAAGAGGACAACATCATGCAAGTGAAATGGGATTTGCACAACAACATCAAGCAAGTGCTCGCGGTTGCGCCCGTGACATTGGGCGCGACCGGCGCAAACACAGGCCGGGTCATCGACACGAAGGGATACACCGGCGTGGAGTTTTTGCTTGAATACGGCGCTATCACAACCACGGGCACGGTTGTGACGGCAGTTCTGTATGAGGGCGACACTACGGGCGCATTGGCATCCGTGGCCGATACAAGCTTGATCGGCACCGAGGCGCTGGCCAGTCTGCTGGCATCGTCTGATCGCACATCGGGCAGCGGAAAGCTTGTGACGAAACGTCTTGGCTACAAGGGCAACAAGCGATACCTGCGCCTGAACATGAACGGCACCGGCACAACGTCCGCGGGCATCATTGCGGCGTCGGCCATTCTGTTTAATGCCGAGTCTGCGCCCGTCAGCAACCCGTAATCCTTGACGGACTCGCTGCTCATCCCAGCGAGTCGCCGGAACCGTAACCGGCGCCTTTTAAATTTTCGGATGAGGAAAATCATGAATGCTGGAGAACGGCAGGTTTCTGCATGTCTCGACAATATTCGGCGGGATCATGTGGCGCGGTATGAATTCGCTGCCCAACAACTTGGCGGCAAGCGTGTGCTCGATGCCGGATGCGGCGTCGGTTATGGATCGTTCATCCTCGCCAATGGCGGTTGCAAGATTCGCGCGTGGGACATCGACCGGGACGCGATAGAGTTTGCGCGTGCGCATTATGCGCACGAGAACATCGAATTTTTTAATGTCGGCGACAATGCATTGCCGGCGGCAGGAGGACGCTACGACGCCGCAGTGTGTTTCGAGGTGATCGAGCACATCTGGAATCCTGCGCGATTGTTGAATTATCTGCATGACGCGGCGCCGTTGTTGATTGCCAGCGTTCCCAACGAAGAAGTGTTTCCGTGGAACGGCACGGCATATCATCATCGCCACTACACCTCCGGCGAGTTCGAAACGTTGCTTAACGCCTGCGGGTGGGAAGTCACGGAATGGTACGGACAAGCGGGCGCGGAATCGGAAGTAGAAAAAAATCTCAACGGTCGAACAATAATCGCGGTCTGTGTTCATCGCGACTTCGATCATCAAGCGCCGCAACTTCCGAAACAGGTCCAACTGGAAACGAATTATTCCGTCGCCGTTCCAAACCATGTCGCAATTCTGGGTCTTGGGCCGTCAGTCACATCGTTTCTTGAATTCACAAAACGCCTCGGCGGACGAAGTAGTTTTTGCGATGAGGTGTGGGGAATCAACGCGCTCGGCGACGTGTTCGATTGTGATCGCGTCTTTCACATGGACGACATAAGGATTCAAGAACTACGCGCGACAGAAAGGCCGGACAGCAATATCTCGTCGATGGTGCACTGGCTCAGGACGCACAAAAAACCTGTTTATACCAGTCAACCGCATCCAGAGTATCCGTGTCTTGTTCCCTATCCGTTGGAATACGTTGTTAACAATACAGGCTACGCCTACATGAACAGCACGGCCGCCCATGCAGTGGCGTTCGCCGTGGCAATGGGCGTCAAGAAGCTCTCGTTGTTCGGGATGGATTTCACCTACGCAAATTCCCATCATTCCGAGAAAGGGCGGGGATGCGTTGAGTTTTGGTTAGGCTTCGCAGCCGCGCGAGGCATCGCGATTTCCATTCCGCAACGGTCAAGCTTGATGGACGGATGCGAGCCGGATCGAGGCAGGCCGTATGGATACGATCTTTTGGATGTTCGCATTGATCGCGATAACGAGGGATTCAGGCGCGTGACGTTCTTCGAACGCGATGTCATGCCGACAGCGGACGAGATGGAAAAACGATACGACCACACGGCACACCCTAACCCATTGGTGAACACATGAACAGAAAACTTCGTTTCATCCTTTCATGGCAGACATATAGCGTTGGCGATGTGATCGAACCCAATGCGACCTTGCGCGATTGGTTGATTGCCAATGGATATTGTGTCCCGGTCTCGACACAAACCGTTGCGCCGGCGAATCGCGCAGTTCTTGGATTGCCCAACAAACGTAGCGCACGATAATGGCATTCACCGAAGATTTCGATGCATTCCTCGATGAGGACGACGGCTTCGGGACATCGTGCGTTTACAACGGTGTCGAAATCATCGGAATACTCGATAAGGAATACATCGAAACCAGCCTGACTCAAGGTTATGCGCCGATTCTTTTAGTGAAAGAGCGCGACGATTTTGCTCATGGCGATTCGATCACGGTTGGAGAGGATGTATACACAATCCGGGAGTATCACCAGGATGGAACGGGCATGACCAAACTTGTCCTTGAGGCTACCTGATGGCTCACATCCGCAAACAAATCCGCGAGGCGGTTGCGGCTGCTGTAACAAGCCTGACGACAACGGGCACAAATGTTTTTCAATCTCGCGCGTATGCATTCGATTCTGCGACGCTCCCGTGTCTGGCGATCTACACGACCGACGAGACCAGCGAAATCGATTCCATCGGCACGCCGCGCGGTCTGTATCGGACGCTGATGATTAAGGTCGAGGGGCGGTGTCGTGCAACATCAGATGTTGACGACACGATGGACCTGATGTGCAAAGAAGTCGAAGTTGCATTGGGGTCAAGTACATTGTCAGGTCTGGCAAAGGATTTCCGCCTTGCCGCAACCACAATGGACATTGATCGCAGCGCGGAACAACCAACAGGCCTTGTCGTCATGACGTGGGTGGCAGAGTACAGAACCTCCGAGAACGATCCGGAAACATCACGATAATCACACTGAAGTTCAACCAACAAACCGGCGCTTGCCGGTTTTTTTATGCGAGGTAGCACATGGCAACACATCACGGCCGGGAGGGAGTTGTAAAACTCACGACAAACACGATTGCGGAAGTCACGGGGTTCAGTTTCGACATTTCGATGAGCATGATCGACGATACGGCGCTGACGGATTCCGCGAAAACATTCATTCCGGACCAGTACACATGGACGGGAACCATCGAGTGTCATTGGGACGAAACCGACACCAATGGCCAGGCGGCGATGGAAACGGCGATCCTTGCCGGCACTTCGCTGACATTGAATCTGTATCCCGAGGGCGCATCGACGGGTGATCGTTATTTCAGCGGAACGGCGTATCTCACATCGATGGGAACAAATGTCTCGATGGGATCGACGATCAAGGCGACCTATGCGTTTCAGGGTAGCGGCGCGATCACTCCAGGAACGGCGGCTTAACAATGAGCATCAAAGATTCCGCACGAAAACAGTTCGAAGAGCGACGTTCTCTACTGAACGAAATCGATGTCCCGGAATGGGGAGGGAAAATCTATTACCGTGCCCTGACGGGCAAGGAGCAGCTTCTCATCACAAAAGACGATCCGTCCATCGAAGAGCGCGCGATGCGAACGTTTTTGCATCGCGCTCTCGATGCGGATGGCAAACACCTGTTCGTTCCAGCAGAACGAATCGAGATCGAACGTCATTACGATCCGGTGATCGTGGATCGGATCGCCAATGAAATGTTTCGATTCGACTACACGCGAGAGGAAGCCGCAAAAAAATAGCAGAGCCGGAACAGCAATTTCTGTTTCGGCTGGCCTCGCATCTGCACAAATCCGTCGATGAGGTGTTGGACATGGAACACAATGAAATCCTGATGTGGTCGATTTATCTATCGAAACATGGCTAATAATCTCGAATTTCTGATCAAGGCGCGCGATGCCACGGGTCAGGCGTTTGCGTCTGCGAAAAGAGGCCTCGCCGATATTGCCGATGCGTCAGGCAAAGCAACCGGCAGCACGCAACAGTTTCTGAAATTGTCGCCGCAGATGTTGGCCATTGGCACCATAACGGCCGGTGTCGCGGCCACGTTTCGGACTCTCTATAACGCAAGCGGCGATCTGCAAAAATCGACCAGCGAGTTAGGCGAAGCCTGGGATCGCGCCGCCATTTCTCTTGGCCAATGGTGGGGGCAAAGCAAGAACGTTGGCGGCGCGATTGATTGGGTGAAAGACAAGCTGAACGCCTATGCCCAACTTGTTAACGGAGTGAACAAGCCATTGCCGCTTTCCGACAAGGAATGGGCTGATATTCAAAAACGCTCCAGCGAAGCATTCGAGGCGATCAAGAAGCAGGAAAAGGAAAAGAAAGACCTCGCCGAGAAAACAGAAAAAGACCGCATCGAGGCGGCCCAAAAAACGCGCGCCGAATATCTAAAGGTTTGGGAAGGCGCATTGGACGACGAGCAAAAGCTGGCACTGGAATACAACAAAGACGTTAACGCCGCCGTCGAATACATGAAGCAACAGCCGAAAGAGAAGGCGGCCGTCATTTCAACGCTGCTTATTATGGAGCAGCAATATCAGGACAAACTAAAGGCGATTCGCGAAAAAACGTTTGTTGGTCCTGATGCTCCGGACAGGGAAGCGCTGGAAAAAGCAAAGAAAGCATTGGAAAGCGATGTCATTGGTCCGCTGCCGGAAAGCGACGAAGCGACGCGGGCACGTCGTGAAAAACTTCGCGACGATCAGGAAAAAGAATATGAACTACAGGCATCGCATGGTGATGCGCTTGTTGAATTATATGAAGAATATCAAAAACGAAAAACCAGCATAGCAGAAATTGAGGAAGCCAGGCGCTATGCCATTCAGCAACAGGCTTTGAAAAATACGTCGTCGATTCTGGGTTCCCTAGCAATCCTTGCGGATGGTCACGGCCGCAAGGCGTTCAAACGCTCGCAGCGCCTCGCACGCGCACAGGCAACCGTAGATACAATCAGCGCGGCTATCAGCGCAGCAAAAGACACGCCCGGCGGTCCGTGGGCGAAATTCGCAGCATTTGCAGCAGTGGCGCTCAACTTCGGGGCGCGCATGAAGCAAATCAATTCGGTGAGCTATGAGGGCGGCGGCAGCGTAGGCGGCGGGGGCGGGGGCGGAGAACCCACGGCAACCACGCCGAACACCACGCCGAGCGGTATCCCGATATCGAATCAGCCGGCAACGACGCCGACAGTGATTCAAGTACAGTTTTACGGCAACGTATACAGTGTTGACGATTTCCGCGCGGCGGTTGCGGATGCGGTATCGCAAGCCACGAACAACGATCAAGTCATCATCCAGGCCAACAGCGCACAAGCGCGCGAACTGATGCGGGCATAAATGGAAATCATCTATACGAGCAAACGGCGGCACAGGCCTGACGCTGTTGGGCCGGAACTTGCGCCGTCGATGGTCTATACGAACTGGTCCGTTGGAAACAGTGCTACGCCAAGTAACGATTCGGATGGTAATCTCATTGTTACCTATAATGGCGTGACAAATCCGTATCTTTACAAAACGATCA